CCTGAACCAGGTCAACAAGTTGTTCGTGTTGTTCCTTACAAACATAATAAAGATAACCCATTCATTGAGTTATTCTTTCATTATAACTTAGGTAATAATAAAACTTACCTATCACCTCTTTCATTTGGAAGACCAGACCCAGTAGCTGAATTTGCTGACAAACTAAAATCAACAGGTAATAAAGACGAATGGATTCAAGGTAAAAGACTTGAACCTAAAATGAGAACTTTTGCTCCTGTAGTAGTTCGTGGTAAAGAATCAGAAGGTGTTAAATTTTGGGGATTCGGTAAAACTGTATATCAAGAACTTCTTGGTGTAATTGCTGACCCTGATTATGGTGACATCACAGATGCTACTAATGGTAGAGATATTGGTATAGATAGACAAACACCTGCTGAAGCTGGTAACCAATATGGTAAAACTACTGTAAGGGTTAAACCTAATCAGACAGCGATTACCGAAGATGCTGAGCAGTTAAAAGGTATCTTTGAAAATCAGTCTAATTTAACTGAACTTTACAATGAACCAACTTATGATGAGTTGAAAGAAGTTTTACAGAACTTTTTAAATCCATCTGATGAGACAGAAGCAAGTGTTCCAACGAACACTACTGAGAAAGTAGCTCAACAAACAGCTACTAAATCAACAGCAGATGTTTCAGACGCATTTGATAATTTATTCAATAATTAATCAATAACAACAAATTGTAATGAGTGGGATGACATTTCACATATGAAACTTCTCACATGAATACAAGTATTCATAGCATCACTCTCTCACTCTTACATAATAGGAGAACAATATGTCAGAAAAAGACGAATTGGCTGGGATAATTGCCGATGAACTAAATAAACAATTCAAACATCAAAAGGTTGCTTACTTTCTTGAAGAAGGTGGTAATCCTACAGATGTAACGGGTTGGATTTCAACTGGTTCAACTATGTTAGATTTAGCAATTGCTAATAGACCAAATGGTGGTGTTGCCGTAGGTAAGATTACTGAATTAAATGGTTTAGAGGGTAGTGGTAAATCTCTAATAGGTTCTCATCTATTGGCTTCAACACAAAAACAAGATGGTATAGCAGTTTACATTGATACAGAATCAGCAGTATCTCAAGAATACTTGAGAGCTATTGGTGTGGATACTACTAAAATGTTATATGTACATCTTGAAACTTGTGAAGAAATATTTGATACTATTGAAACAATTGTTACTAAAATCAGAGAATCAAACAAGGATAAGTTAGTTACAATCTTGGTTGATTCATTAGCAGCTGCTTCTACTAAACAAGAAATGGATGCTGACTTTGATAAAGATGGTTGGGCAACAGCCAAAGCAATCATCATATCAAAAGCTATGAGAAAAGTAACACAGATGATAGCACGACAAAAAGTTGCATTGGTTTTCACAAATCAATTACGACAAAAACTTGGTGTAATGTTTGGAGACCCCTGGACTACAAGTGGTGGTAAGGCTCTTCCATTCCATTCATCAACTCGTGTTAGATTCAAGAATGCTGGACAAATCAAAGATGGTAACAAAACCACCATTGGTATTAAAATCAAAGGACAAGTGATTAAGAATCGTCTCGGACCTCCAATGAGGACTGTAGAGTTTCCACTTTACTTTGATAAAGGTATTGATGACTTTGGTAGTTGGTTAACAGTAATGAAAGAACACAAACTTTTAAAAGTTGGTGGTGCTTGGTATACATTACAACATTGTGACCTTGAAACTGGTGAATTAATTAAAGAATACAAGTTCTTATCTAAAGATTTTGAAAAACTTATGTTAGAAAATTCAGAATTAAAAGATTATTGTTACGGATTAATCTGTAATGCTTGTATTTTAAAATATGATTCTAAAGAACTTGGTATCGATGATGTAGTAGAAACTGAGGAGTCTGTGGATGAACTCTAAAAAAGACTTAAATGAAAAATATTTATCTTTTTTAGACCAAACAAAAGATGATACACACAAAGCTGTAAATCATCTGAACGACAGAGTATTGATTGTAGACGGCCTGAACACATTTATCAGGTCGTTTGCAGTTAATCCTGCGTTAAACGAAGACGGATTACATATTGGTGGTATGGTTGGGTTTATGAAATCAGTTCGATATAGTTGTGATATATTGAAACCATCAAGATGTATTATTGTATTTGACGGAAAAGGTGGAAGTAAAAGAAGACAAAAAATCTATCCAGAATACAAAGGTACTCGTAAAGTTAAACGAAGATTAAATAGAAATGTTGATTGGGGAACAGCACCAGCTGATGAACAACAATCAATGAAACAACAAATGGGTAGGTTGGTTGAATATTTAGAACAATTACCTTTAACCCTTGTTTCAGTTGATGGGATTGAAGCTGATGATACAATGGCTTATATCTCACAACAATTACTTCCAAAGAGTGATTGTATATTGATGTCAACGGATAAAGACTTTATTCAATTAGTAGATGATAGAGTGAAAGTGTGGAGTCCTACGAAGAAAAAATTATATAATAAACAAGCAGTATTGGAAGAGTTTGGTTTACCATCAAGAAATATGTTAACATATAGAATTGTAGATGGAGATAAATCAGATAATATCAATGGAGTTATGGGAGCTGGATTAAAAACCATAATAAAATACATTCCACAAATTACAGAAGATGAAGATTTTACAGCGATGGATTTAATAAATTTTGTAAATAATTCAGATAAAAAAATAAAAGTCTTGGAAAATATAAAAAAAAGTAGTAACTTGTTAAAACGAAATTATTTACTAATGCAATTAAACAATGTAGACATACCAAACCATACGAAGATGAAAATACAAGGTGCTGTTAATGGTGATGTTCCACAATTGATTAAGTATAAATTTCAAACAATGTTTATAAAGGATAAATTACAATCAAACATAAAGAATTTTGATAATTGGATTATGGAGTTTGTAAGGTTAGATAGGTTTAGGGGATTGAATGGATAAATTAACAGATTTTGGACATACATTTCAAATTAAATCGGTTGCTAGTTTGATGAAGAATCAATCATTTCTTGAACAGATACACGATATATTGGATGAGAAACATTACGATAGTGATAGTTTGAAATGGGTTGTAAAGGAATGTAAAAAATATTATGATGAATATAGAAAGTGTATTACACTTGATGTATTTAAAGTAAAAACGAGTGAAGTAGAAAATGATGTATTGAAGTTATCCATTGTTGAAAATTTAAAAGAAGTGTTTAGACACTTGGAATCACCTGATTTAGATTTCATTGAAGATAAGGCATTAGACTTTTTTAAGAATCAAACATTAAAAAATGCTATTGTTGAATCGGTTGAAATAATGGAATCCAAAGGTGACTTTGAACAAATTAAAAGATTAGTTGATGACGCATTAAATGCAGGAACTGAACGAAACATCGGACACGAATACATTGAACATATAGAAGATAGATATTCAGAAACTGCCAGAACAACAGTTCCAACGGGTTGGGATGTCATAGATGATTTAACTCAAGGTGGTTTAGGTGGTGGAGAACTTGGTGTGATTGTTGCTCCTGCTGGTGTTGGTAAGACTTGGGTGTTGGCTGCAATTGGTGCTAACTCAATGAAAAAAGGAAGACATATAGTTCACTATTCATTAGAGTTAAATGAGGCTTATGTGGGTTTGAGATATGATAGTATCTTTACAGGTATTGCAAATCAAAATCTTAAATATCATAAAGATGATGTTCAAAGTGAAATGGATAAATTAAAAGGTGATTTGGTTATTAAGTATTATCCAACTAAATCAGCTAGTGTAAATACCTTATCGGCTCATTTAAAAAGATTGACTACATTAGGAACAAAAGTAGATATGGTTGTAGTTGATTATGCTGACATCTTAAAAGATACAGGTGGTGCAAGAGAAGTAAGACACGCACTTGGAAACATATATGAAGATTTAAGAGGATTGGCTGGTGAGTTTCAGATTCCAATATGGACTGCTTCACAGGCTAATAGAAGTGCTTTGGATGAAGATGTGATTGAGGCTACTAAGGTTTCAGAATCATATCAAAAGATTATGACAGCAGATTTTGTGATGTCATTAAGTAGAAAAGTAGAAGATAAGATTGGTAATACAGGTAGATTCCACGTTATCAAAAACAGATTTGGTCCTGATGGTATAACATTCCCAGCAAAGGTAAACACCAACACTGGTAAGATGGAAATCTTTGAGGGTAATTCTGTGGGTGGTAAAGAACAACAAGGTAAAATAGATAATAGGGATAACTTGATGAAAAAAATGTTATCCAATAGATATGAGGATTTGATG